CCTCTCCCGTCTTGGAAGGAATTATCTTGAAAGCGGCGCATACATTGAAGTGTTTTTCCCACAGCACCATGTCCGTTACATCGCAGTCAATGACGGTGTGGATTCCGAGCAGAACGGAGGGCTTGACATCACGCCTTTTAAGAATATCCTGAATGAATTTTATTCAAGGGATATTTCCAAAAAGGTCAAAAGTGGGAAGCATATACGGGCGTTGGAAGGTAAATTCATGGGAACAACCGCACCATTTGGTTACAGGAAAGATCCGCAGGACAAAAACCACTTAATCGTTGATGAAACAACTGCGCCCACTGTCAGGCTGTTATTCAGTCTTGCCTTGGAAGGATACGGAACAAACCGTATCGGGAAAGTGCTTTATGAGAGGAAAATCCCAAAGCCGAGCTATTACAAGCAGGAGTTTTTCTCACAGCATGATACGGGCAGTGATGATTACTGGTATGACTGGAAACAGGAGGTCATAACACGGATTCTGCGCAATCCCGTTTACAAAGGCGGAATGTATGTGCATACCACTTCAAAGCCGACATTCAAGTGCAGGGGCAGGGGATATATCCAGCGGACGGACAGGGAGATACTGGAAGATGTGCATGAGGCGGTTGTCACAAAAGAAGTGTGGCAGACAGTGCAGGACATCATTGACAGGCACACCAAAGTCAAACCGTGTACTTCCGGCTATGAGAATATCTTCAGGGGGCTTTTGAAATGTCCTGACTGCGGACAGACGCTCTTAATCCATACGGACAACCGCAACCCTGACAGGGATTTGCTGGACAAGACCTATTACCAATGCACTACTTACCGTAAAAAGGGAGCGAATTTCTGTACCGCACACCGCATCAGTGCAGGGGATATTGAAAGTGCTATCAAGGCGGACATTGACAGGCACGCAATAAGAGCAATGAAAGACAAGAAAAAATTCATAAACAACGTACTTCTAAGCATGAACGAGAGCAGCGCAGAATGGTCGGAAAAGGTAAAGGCGGAGATTGACAAACTTAAAAAGAGGAATGCCGAACTTGACCAGATGTATATCCGTCTGTACGAGGATTATTCCAGCGGAAGGCTGTCAGAAAAGAAGTTCACTATGATGTCAGCGCATTACGAGCAGGAACAGGACGCAAACGAGGAAAAGCTGTCGGAACTGGAAAGACAGCATAAAGCGAAGTCTGCCGCTGTTACCAATGCGGAACAGTTTATGGAAAGCCTTGCACAGTGCTCAGGAATGAAGAAACTGACAGCAACGGTATTGAATACGCTGATAGAAAAGATAGAAGTACACAATCCAGTTATGGTCAACGGAGTGAAAGAGCAGAAGTTGACTGTCTATTACAAATTCGTAGGTCAAATCGACTAAAGTACCTATAACTGTAACGCAATAGAATTAGCACCAGAGGGTACAGGCTACAGGACAAAAACAAGGTTTTCAAAATTTTTCAACCTGCCAGAATTAATATCGCTTTTCAAAGAAAGTGCAGACATACAGACCCCAGATATGCTGAAACTGCCAGTACCAAAGGCAGTATATGAAAATGTGGTATTAAAACCAAGCAGTTACCAGAAAGAAATGGTGCAGTCACTTGCAGAGCGTGCCGAAGCAGTGCGTAACAGGCTTGTTGAACCATCACAGGATAATATGTTAAGCATAACAAATGACGGCAGGAAGCTGGCATTAGACCAGAGGCTTGTAAACAGCCTGCTTCCAGATGACAGCAGTTCCAAAACAAGTGCCTGTACAGACAGGGCATTTGCCATATGGGAACAGACAAAAGGGCAGAAATCTGCGCAGTTAATATTCTGTGATGCTTCCACACCAAAAAATAACGGGGGATTTAATGTATATGATGATATAAAACAAAAACTTATCTCAAAAGGTGTGCCAGTGTACTCTATCAGAATAATTGTCAAAAACATGGGTTTAAATGAACCGCAATGTGATGTTGTGGGATAGTGTGGGAAAGCCCGAATTATCAAGGGTTTAGGCGGATTTATGAAAAAACATTTTTATGAGTTGTGACAGCGATTTTGAGAATTGACATATTTTTGACACTATTACTGTAAAAAATTGGGATAATCGTTGGGAGCGGCGGTTTTAAGCCGTTTGTAGACGATTATCCCTTATCACTGGCTATAATCAATTATAGCAAAACAGTTTTAATTTGTAAATAAGGTGAAGCGTTATAACGTAGCGTTACTGCGTTACTTTTTTGCGTTATTTCAGTATAGCAAGTTGCGCAAAGCCTTATAGGCTGGGCGTTAGCGGAAGTAACACTTTGAAAAATGAAGCGTTACTTTTTTAGAAAAATATACTTGAAAATCATGAGAGGCAATCGGACAAAATAGACATATTAAAAAAACATGTCCGATTGCCCTATTTTATTGGTTTTATTGCTATTTTAACAAACAAGCATTCTATAAAAGCAATCGGACAAAATCAGGGCTATTTTTAACCCCCAAAAAGTAAAATAAAAATCAAGCTGTTTCAGATGTCAGTTGGTTGTTTTCTGAATGGGATAATTGTTGGCTTTTCTCTTTTAACTTAATTTGCCTATTATATTTTAGTTGTACCATCACTAAAATATCCTCTCTGTCATCTTCTGAAAGTTGATTAAATTGGTTAATAAGTTTATGCTCCATTTCTCCTAAATTAAGGGTAGGAATATTCTTTGTTTTAGAAGATTCCCCAGTGACTAACCATTCCATGGTGCAATTTAAAATTTGCGAAAGTTTATAAAATGTGATAACAGAAGGAGTTCTATTACCGTTTTCAATTTGACTTAGCGCACCAGACGCAATACCACATTTATTGTATATGTCTGTTTGTGTAAGCTGTAATTCTTTTCGTCTTTTTTTAATTCTAGCACCAATATTTATCATATCTACATCCATGATAAACCTCTCTTTCTTTCAATCAGAATAAAAATCTACTTTTTAGTAAAATAATAGTTGACTTTCTACGAATAAGTAGATATAATGTATAATGTATTGAGGGGTTAAAAGTAGCCCTAATCAAAAATAACATATCTTAAAGTTTTTCGCAATCTAAAGCAGCCGTTCGGCTGGCGAAAACCAACCGCATAATCTTGCGTGAACGAAATTATTTAATTTCATGGGAGGTTTATAATGAAACAAAACCCAGCAAATGAAACTGTTGTAAAAGACATGATGTGGAAGTTTCTTATAGATGGTGGTCAAAAAGAAAATATTCCTGCATTGAAAGGATATGTATATGACCTAATCAAAATGACAACACAGAAGACAGCAGGACAAAATAAAAAGTTCCAGGTAAAAGGATATATTAACTGGGAAGAACTGGATATGACATTAATGTCTATTGTGATTGAAGCAACTTGCCTTGTTTTATCTGGAAGATTAAACAGACTGGAGGACAAGCCAGAATGAGGACATTATATGAATTATGCAGTATGGAATCAGACTTTGAAATGTGGCTTTCCGTATATTTAGAAGCCCTCAAAAAGCACAATGATAACATGCATAATGAAAAAGATGTTTCCAAGCTTAGAGATATTTTGAAAACACTTGATAGTTTAGAGCATGAACTGGATAAACATAAAAAGCTGCTAGAAGAAGCAGCAGATAAACTTGATGACAAAAAAACAGAAAGATTTGGGCAAGAAACATTTTAAATACAGAATAAACAGTTGGGCGGTGATGTATATGGGTGCTAAGAGACTGGGTTATACAGAACTTGGCAAACAAATTAAGAAAAGGCTAATCGACAAAGATATGACAGCCAGACAGCTTGCGGATGCGCTTGGCATTACACAACAGTACATGAACAAGATTCTGCATGGTGAGCGTAGCGGTGAAAAGTACATTAAAGAGATAAAAAGAATACTGGATATAGCTGCATAAGGAGGCGGAATGATGGTTGGGGAATATGTCACACTTACTGAAGCTGCCGAACTAGAGAGTACAGGATATGACACTATGCAAAAAAAGGTTAGGAGAGCACCAGAAAAGTATCATATTATAATGAAACAGAATGAAACTGGTGGCAAAGAGCTGGTAATGGTAGCAGTATCTTCTTTGTCAAAGAAAGCAAGGACAGCATGGAAAGAACGGCAGAAACTAAAAGCTGTTGCCGAAAGTCCAGCCATCCAGAAAGAAGAGCCAGAAGCTTTAGAAGTTCCGTGGTATATCAATGAGGATGTGGACTATTTTATTGAAAACCATAAAAAGGAATGGTACAAGGCAATGGAACTTGGCAATATAGTCCGTGAGTTCCTGGACTATGACGAACGTGGACGGACTGGGTATGCAGAAAGCTTTGCACAGGAAAGACTGGGAAAAGGCAAGCGGACACTGTACCGTTATGCTAAGTCATACATGGAAGCTATGGCATGGGCTGACAAGATGCATAAAAAAGATGGCGTAAATTATGACTTTTATAAAGTCCTCTGTCTATGCAGGAAACCAAAAGAAGCAGGAACATTCCCAAGCTTTACGCCAGAGGTCAGACAGGCAATTAAAAATATCTGGTTTAATGAAGAGTTTGCACAGAACCAGGGAACAAAAGAAATGCTTTACGCTAAGCTGGAAGTTTTGAAAGATACGTACCAGTGGAAGAAAATACCATCTTATCCGTCAGTTGCAAGATATATTAACTACCTGATGGAAGATGGACACATGAGAAATGCGTGGTATCTGGCAAGCAGGGGTGAGCGTGAATATAAGAACAAAGTCATGGTTAAAGGCGAACGCAGTACTAAAGACCTGAAAGTCATGGAGATACTCATGGGTGATGAACACACATTTGACTGCTGGGTTGCATATACACATCCAAACGGAAAAGTAACAGCCATTAAACCACGTCTTGTAGCATGGATTGATATTAAAAGCCGCATGGTATTAGGCAGCGTGATGTGCAAGGATGCTAATAGCGACACCCTTAAAGAATCATTGCTCCAGCTTATTTACCGTGATGCAGGGAGTGTACCTAAATATATCTATATTGACAATGGCAAGGACTATGTATCAAAAGAAATGACAGGCTCTGACAAATTTGATTTTGATGATACCACAAAGGGCTTTTACAGGTCTGTTGGCATTGAGGACTTTCACAGGGCATTACCGTATTATCCGTGGACAAAGGGTAATATAGAGCGTTTTTTTAGAACAGTATGCGACCAGTTCAGTAAATGGTTTTCAAGCTACACAGGCACACTGACAGGCTCTAAGACATTAGCAAAAATAGATAAGGATATCAATGGGATGCTTGGGCGTGGGGAGCTTTTCACTGGAAGAGTTTTTTGAAAAATGGACAGACTGGCTTAATAACGTATATGCAGTAAAGCAGCACAGCAGTTTAAAAAGACAGGGCGAAGAATTTACAACACCTATAGGATGCTTTAAAAATGCGGAAAAGTACATTAAACCAGCACCGCCAAAAAGCCAGGCAACAGTGCTTATGCTGAAATCCGAAAGAAGTTATGTTTATAATACCGGCATTAAATTTGCAGGGCTTACTTACAGGTCAGATGATTTGTGTATGCTTATCGGAACTCATGCAGATATCAAGTACGACCCCCACGACATGGGTACTATATATGTATTCCAGAAGGGTAAACAGGTATGCGAAGCATATGCACAGGAACTTCTAGGGTTTGCATCTGGAAATGGTGTGGAACAGAAAGCATTAAAAGACCATTTCAGGATGCAGAAAAAGCAGCTTAAGTGGGATAAAGAAATTATCAAAGAAGCAAATGTCCCTTTTACTGGGATAAATGGACAGTATGCCGGGCATAACGGAACTGTCGGGAGTACATGGCGCAAACGTCCAGAAGAGAAAAAGACAGGCAATGTGATATCACTGCCAGAGGATAATACATACCGTAATGGTTTCCGTGTAAAGGAAACGGAAAATAAAGAACAGGAAGAAGAAAATAACTATATAAGCAGAAAAGCAGAAGAAGCCCTTAAATCACTCAGGGCATTATAATGACTTGCTGGCAAATCATAGAAAGGATGGTAACAGTATGGGAGCGGAAGCATTAAACACTTACACGCTGGAAAAAACACTTAGCGAGAGGGTAATTGAAATTATTACAGAAACAGGAATGACAAAAGCAGAACTGGCAATCAAAATCAACTATTCAAGGAGTGCCGTAAGCCAGTACCTCAGAGGCAAATACAATTCAGACCCTGCCGACATTGAGGAAGCCCTTGTGGATTTTGTTAATGAATATGAAGCTAAAACACAGGCAGATAATCCGGACACAAAGAAAAATGCAGTGCCATTTTTAAAACCTAAAATCCAATACTTTGAATCAAGGGATTTTTTACAGACTATAGGTGTATGCAGGTCATGCCAGGAAGACATGGCACTTGGGATAATTGTTGCAAAGTCAGGATACGGGAAAACACATACGCTGAAAAAGTATGCAAAAATGCCAAGGGTAGCGTATATAGAATGTGATGATACAATGGCTTGCCGTGACCTTGTGGAAGCTATAGAAAACCAGATAGGTATGCCAAAAGGGTCAGGCGGCACAATCTGGCGCAGGGTAAACCGCATAAGGGATTTCTTCAATGCAAATGAGGGGTATCTGCTTATCATTGACGAAGCAGACAAGCTGATGAATAAGTATACGCTTAAGAAGATGGAAATTATCAGGGGGATATTTGACCAGTCAGATGTAGGGATAGTCATTGCAGGAGAACCAAGGCTTGAAGCGGAGATTAAAACTAACCTTGTACGCTTTGCTAACAGGATGGATTTTTATTATAAGCTTAAAGGGCTTAGTGCGCAGGAAGTTAAAGATTATCTTGAGGGTTATGACATTGATGGACCTGCAATGGCAGAATTTATAAGCAGGGCACAGAACACACAGACAGGCTGTTTCAGACTGCTTGACAGGACACTTAACAACGTATTGCGTATACTTAAGGACAGTGGCAAAACAAAAGTAACAATGAAAGTCATAAGCCAGGCATCAAGCATGATGATGCCATAAAGGAATTTATGTAAAGGAGGTGGTGCAGGTTGGCTGCATCAACCATAAGGACTATATGGGGTCTTGCTAAATGTAAAGAGCTGCTGCTTACAGATGATGAACTGCACTGGCTTGTTGCTGCCCATACAGGCAAGGACAGCATAAGAAAGTTAAGCCAGAAAGAAATTAATGTTGTGACAGGAATACTCATTAATATGAAGTGTTCCGCAACCAGGGGTGGAAAGCGTGCCAGACAGTTTTCTGGCAATGCTGGAACTGCCAGCCAAAGACGCAAGATATATAAGCTTGCGCAGGCTCTTGGATGGCAGGATGAACAAAAAGTTAATGGGATGTGCAAAAGGATGTTTAACATAGACTGTGTGGAATGGCTTGATTACAAACAATGTTCAAAGCTTATAGAAGCACTTAAAGCCATGACACAAAGAGCAGATAACGGAGGGGAAACTGATGAAAGACTGCAGGATTGAACTGGAACTAGAAGATGGGGAAGTTAAACTAAAAGCAGAACATGCTGGTATAGTAGAAATGGCTGTAATGTGCGGGGCATTGCAGAATTTTACAGGACTTGCAGCATACAGGGCAGGACAGCCGCTTGATGAAATGAAAACCTATCTGCTTGATATACACCTGTCTGCCATGGAAACACTTACAGCACAAACCAGGAAGGAGAACAGAAATGAGGGGTAATTATAAGAAACTGTCAAAAAATGGCTGTGTAAGCATACCAGTATCAGTAAGGAGGGAAATAGGGCTTGAAAGTGGCGACCCTGTAGAAATTTCTCTTGTCGGGGATGGTACGCTTATGCTTAAAGCATATACGCCAAGATGCGTTTTCTGTGGTACAACAGAAAGAGTCAGGAAAGTTTACGGCAAAGGCATATGCTTTGGTTGTACAAAAATGGCAGTACAGGTAATGGAAGGAGGAAAACAAACAAATGGAAAATCCAATGTACCAGTTAATGGATGACAAGCAGCTTGTAGCAGAGGCGGTAAGGCTTGACAAAGAACAGAAACAAAGCAGGCACAGGCTTGACATTGTAAAGGCAGAGATACAGGCAAGGGGGCTAAGGGTTATTGAGGACTGTAATATAAGATACATCAAATATACAGCACCAGAGGGAAGTGTAGCTGTTACGGATACGCAAAGCCTTGATGTGTTAAATGTGGATAAGCTTAAAGGGCTGCTTACAGAAGGTGTCTGGAAACAGAATGTGACAGAAACAACAAAGACAGATTACAAGTATAAGCCAATGCTTGAACGTGTCCTTAAGGCTATATTTACAGGGGATTATACATTTGAGTACACGTTAGAAGAATTTGTTGGGAACCAGATGTCTGTAAAACCAGATGCAAAGCAGAAAAAGCTTTTACTTAAAAAGCTTAAGGGTGATTACGCCAAAGACAGAAACACATTAGCCAGTATGTTTAACGCAGAGGGAAGCACAGTCCCTGGTTATGACGTTGACCTCTGGTATATCTACAAGATTAAAAATGGTGAACTTATAAAGGCAGTCTTTCCAGAGGAGTTTTTACAGCAAACCATAGAAGAAGTTAAAAAGTGCCTTATAGTTGATACTAAGACAGGCATTACCATTGATTATGATAAGGAGGATATGTAATGGAAGATATTTCAAGCGAAGCAAAAAATGCACACCTGCAAGAACCAGAAAAGCCTGTAGATGCAATGACAGAAGAAGAGGCTGCATTATTCCGCAAGTCATTTGATGCTGACATGATGGGGTTTGATGGCAGGGAAGGCATTGATGCAAAGGAGGATGAAGATGGCAACTAAACCAGAGATACATAAAATGATTACAAAAATAAATTTTACAGATGCTGGCAGGGGAAAAGGACAGATTAAATATTTAGTAAAGCATTATGTAGGTGCTACTGGCGGTGCAGAGGCAAACTGCAGTTATTTTAAAAACACTTACAGGGGTGCTTCTGCACATTACTTTGTTGGACATAACGGTGAAATATGGCAATGCGTAAAAGATGAAGACATTGCATGGCACTGTGGGGCAGCATCGTATAAACATAAAGAGTGCAGGAACAGTAATTCCATAGGCGTAGAGCTTTGTGTTAAAAAAGATAAAGATGGCAGATGGTACTACACGGATAAAACAATGCAGGGTGCTGTACTTTTATTTAGCTATCTTATGGATAAGTATAACATTGATGTAAGCCATGTACTCAGGCATTATGATGTCACGGGCAAGATTTGTGGTGAACCAGATGTGCGGTTAGAAAACTATGTCTGGAATAAGTTTAAAAAAGACATTGCTTCATATGGCAGGACAGCCACAACAAACATACCATTTAAAATCAAGACAACCTGTGATTTACTTAATATCAGGGCAGATGCAGGGACAGGTTATAATGTGACAGGAAAAATACGGGAGAAAGAAGGCTGCAAGAAAAAGCACACCATTGTAAAGACAAGTAATGGATGGGGCAAGCTAAAGAATGGAAAAGGCTGGATATCATTAGCATATACAAAGATAGTGGATTAGGATAGGAAAGGATGGTTGCCGTGGACGAAAAACTGCTTAACGAACTG